CTGCACGATAGCCTGTTGCAATTTGCAAACCTTGTTGGTGACCTTGTACACAACTTTGGTGCTTTTTTGCAAGACAAGCACTAGCACTGGTGACGGGGCGACCCATAAGACCTGACACCATGTAATGACTGTAAGCAACACCGTCGATGACCACCACGTCAAGGAATGGTATAACTTCCCAGCCAGCTTCAACATATCCCAAATGATCTACGGAGAGAACGCCCTCAAGCTTGGGATCGTCGTTCACTGCACGGTTAATTCGATTCTCGTGATTACCAAGGGTCAATACCATCCGCGGCTTGTATTGCTTTTCCTTGTTCTTTCGAGACCTAGCTTGATTCTCCCAAAGAGGAGAAAGCAAAGCACACATAGCTTCTTTAGCTGATTCAATGTCTTTGACATAACGTTTACCTTCAAAAGAGCGTTTTCCCTGGTCATAAGAAGATAGGGAAGGCATATCTGCAAAATCACCCAGACACACAAGGGTCTCTGGCTTCTTCTCAACAATGTACTGTCCAATTTTGTTAAGATAAGTAAAATCAACTCCAGGTTTTGCCTGGATATCTGGAATAACAAGATGCTTCACTTAGGATAAGCCTCATTCTTTAGTTTGTTTGCTTCGTCACTGATATATTGCAACACTTTCTCATATACGTTTGTGAAGGCCACAGACACCACTGCCAAAGGCAGGAGGATGGCCAAGATAATAGAGAGGAGTGTTAGTTGTGCTGCTTTAAGAAAGATGATCATTGAATGTTTTCTGGAGGGGCATGAACTACGGTGGCGTTAATGGCCCCTTGTTGGAGCAGCAAATTGAGACCGAGGGTTAGAACATAATCAAGTTCTTCTTGGTCAAGCTCACCTTGAAAAGTGACGGTGCCTTGTTCTGTTTCAATTGTCTTACTAATAATCACTGTTTCTTTACCTTTTCTTCTTTGGTTTTCTTCTTGTGACAAGTGGTGCATAATACTTGAAGATTGTCTTGCTCACAAAACAAGCGTTCAATATATACGTCCCAACTTACAAATCCAACATGGGGATCTACGACAGGCGCGATGTGGTCGCATTGCACGTCCTTGCTGGTGAATTCACCCAGGCATGCAGCACAGCGATAGTGCTGCGCAAGGCGTCCTGTCTTTTCGTTGATTTTCTTTTCTGTTTTAGCTGCTGCTAGGCAGTCATACTTTGGCGGCCATCGCCTACTCCCTGCCCGGAGAGTGGCGGTAATGAAGCCATGATAGCGAGCGTCTGTCCAACGCTCTCCATTACGCAGGGGGCCCCCAAAGCTCGTCCGGGTTACGCCTAATCCAAAGACAAATACCATTTATTAGCATACGTTCCTCATCATTCTCATACATACCCAAAACATAGTCATACATATCCCGTTCATCGTCAAAGTTCTGCAGCATAGCAATGTTACTTTCTAGGAACTTAGGCACCTTATGTCGTGCCTTACCATCGAAGCCAAAGATGTTGTCTGTACGATCACCCATAATTAGTTGCCAATAGAAATGACGGATACCCTGCAAGGGAGAAATGTCTTGTCGCACACCGGTTACAAAGTTGTAATGCTCTCCTGGAATCATCAACAAATCTTTATCAATGGAGCAAATGATGGTGTCTCGCATTGCCATTTGTTCAATGCCCATTGCATCATCAGCTTCTTGCTCATCCTCAACAGAAGCATGCCAGTTTACAACAAGATGTTCCCTTACTGCTTGCAAATATTGTGGACGAGGTGTGTCCTTTCTGTTTGCCTTATACTCAGGATTGTATTTGTAGCGGAAGTTGTTAGAGCCCGTGAGATAGCAGAAGTAGTTGTCACTTGCTGTCTCATGGAGAATACGCCGCATCAGATCGTCTGCTCGCATAATAGCCACATCTACAGAATCATTTTCTGAGGCAGCAGCACACCGGTAGCAAACGATGTCCGCATCAATTAGGGATGTTGTCATAATCCTGTTCGTCAATATAGTAGTGGAAAGTTTTATGTGGATATTCTCTGTTCATCATGAAACATCTCCACTCATCTTTGTGTATTGCAACGTAAGCAATTGCCTTTCTTGTGTCTTGGCACAGCGGGTGTTCGGATGGTCGGGGGATGTGATAATCCACATACAACCCAGACAAATACCAACCACAACTGAAAACCACAGCCATTTCAATGACATAATAAATTAGTTTCTTCATACATGGTGCCCCGAGTCGGACTCGAACCGACAAGCCTTACGGCAATGGATTTTAAAACCACCATGGTTACCACTTTCATCATCGGGGCATATGTTATTAAGAGGCTACTCCTTTGATCTTTTCCACAGTGCGAGCGCCAGCAATACCCAGCATACCAGACAACAACACCCACAAACTGTCAGTAGACAGCATGGGAGGTGCTGCTAGGGCTAGAGCAATGATGCCTTGTGCTTGGAGGAAGCTCCAAATCCACACCATAAATGGGTAGACAAGGAACTGGTAGGCTAATGCTGCACCACCAATCCAACCAATGGCAGGACGCCATCCTGCAACAAAGAGGGAACTATTGGCTGCTTCTGCTGTGTTCGTAGCAATTTGACCTTGCTGCAAACCAACATTCAGCTTATCTTCTTCAAGAGCAAAGGCAAGCTTCTCTTTGTCAGTGGTAATTAGATTCTCAGCAATGCCGCCTACGGCAGTGATGATGTCTGCAATAGGATTAAGTGAGAGTCCCATTAATAGTCCTCAGAATAGTCTGTGTAAAGGTCAGTTAAATACAGATCAATCGCACCCACTAAATCATCCACATATTGCTTCTGCTCTTTAGACATAGTTTCATATGTACTTAAAGTAAGGTGCAATAGATTTACCCAATACTCTGTATTAGTCATTTCAAACCTTTCAAGATTCGGTTAACCCAGCCCAAAAGAAACTTAGATTGATCGCGGTTTCGATTACAAATTTCTGCATAACGAGAAAGTTTAGCAACAGCATAGAAAGCTCCAAAGGCATCGTCAATATCTGGGGCATTAAGGGCTGCCAACGTAGCTTGTCCAACCACCCCATCAGCTTCCACTTTAACCACTGTCTGAGCCAGTTTAAGGGCCACTGCTGAGCCCGCATTCACAGAGAAGTCGTAGATGTTCTCTGCAACTGCTTGAGAACTTACTTGATCCCCTTGGAAGCGGTCCCAGTAGTGGGCTTTGTAGAAGTCCCTGACGAGTTGCGTTGGTGGGGTTTCCCCTCGATCAACATAAGCCCAACCAGACCAACCACTATTAGCAACACGACTGATACCGGCATATGTTTGACCTCCTGCATCTCCAGGGATGTTTGTGAGGGCATAGCCGCCCTCGTTGTTAATAGTCTTACTGAAAGCTTGATTAAAATCAGCCATTTTTAGTGTTTAGATAAAAATTATTCAACGTCAGGAAAGTCCTTGGGATCGAAATCAGGGACATCGTTAAACCCAGAGGCACCGTGCCCGGTGCTGCCCTTGTCCGTAGAAGTTGATAGACCAAAGACATAGGCTTCAAAGTCCTTTGCCACAGCAATAACATCCTGTGCCTTCAAAGCAGCTTTAGAGCCAGGAGTAAGAGCATTGACAGCAGCACTAAGGCTAGATTGACGGACAATGAGCACTTGCCGCTGCGCTCGTTCTTCGGGAGTTTCATAATTGCTCTTGGGAGTAGCAGTGGGAGTCTTACCAGGAGCTGTGCCAGGAACAGCATTTGCTACAGCAGCTTGGCCCTTGGTCAGGCCAACCCAGTCGTTATAACCCTTGTCGTTCTTAATAATCTCAACATCAAAGGTGTCCCCACTAGATGATGTAGAAAGGATCTCAAAAGCCTTCTTAGAGGCTCCAAACGACATAATCGCTTTTCCCTCTACCTTACCTTGAAACGTATTATTCTTATAAGCAATCTCTGCTTTCTGGTAGGAGCCGTTTTTTGTGGGGATTGTCTTAATGTCGATCGAGAGGATGGTGATATTCATAGGATATGTTTCCAGAGTTTTCTAGCTTTAATGTTGCTAATTAATGACTGAGTAACGCCAAATTGTTCTGCTAATTTGGCTTGTGATATTTGTTGTTGCCTGATATAGACAACATCTGTGTCTGTTAGTTTTGCCAAAGTATGGGCCATCCCTGGCTTTTGACCAACTAAACTTTGCCGATTCTTTTTTACCTTATCAGTATTATTTTCTGCTACTGTACCTAACCAAAGATGATCAGGGTTACAACAAGAGGGGTTGTCACAGGAGTGACATACACATAAAGAATCGGGGATTGGTCCACAAAAAGCTTTGTAAGATTCTCTATGAACAAGTTGAACAAAGCCATCTACTTTGATGCTTCCGTAACCTTCCTTGTTTTTATAGAGGTTCCACAACCAACAGCCATTCTCTTGTGGAGTAGTGTTTTTAAGAATTCTTTCTTTAACTGTTTTACATCTCATACTTCCAGTATATCAAATTTATAGACATTTGTCAAGCAAATTTCTTCATGTCTTTCATATTTTCCCCATACTTGCTTTCACAAGTCATAGGTACTTCCCAAGTATATCCAAAAAGTTGCTTAATGGTTTTGGGCAAATCAGCAAAAACGCTGTCAAAGATATCACGCAAATCGCCAAGATGTTTATCATGGCAATCCAGCACAATACTATCATGGACAGTTGATCTAAAGTCACAGGGAATGCCTGCCTTAGTAATACGTTTCTTTGCAAGGATACGAGCAATCATCATTACGTCTGCTCCAGTACCTTGCACAGGGTAGTTTGTGAGGGTCGTCCAAGGGATTTTTATGTTTCCATAGGGGTCTCTATTGCTAATGGTCCAAGAGCGGCCTAGAGGGCCTTGTAGGGGCCTTCCTGCCATGATGATTGCGGCCCATCGTTTATGGCACGCATCAATGCCTGCATACTTGTCATAGAATTTCTCATTCATTCCATCCCAGAAAGCTGCTGAAGAAGATACGTGCATAAAGTCAGGATCGTTTGCAAAGGACCAACCACTGCCGCGATAAATAGTACGGAATAGAAAAATCTTCGCAATGAGGCGCGAGGGAAGCTCGAAGGCTTGTTGATTCTTCGCATGGGTGTCTTCTCCCCCCAAGATTTCATCTATACCAACATGGTCTTTTGCTAATTCCAGCAGAG